TTTTTTTAAAAAAAAGTATCGTCACAAATATTTTAGCAAATTTTACAAATGAGAGCATTATGATCACATCCCATTTTTCACAACTATTTTTTTTTAAACTTTTTTATATTTCTGAAAAATGGACAAAAATAAATGTCCAAAATTGAAATTTTAAAATACTTTTGCCCAAAATTTTTTGAAATTTATTCAACTTTTAAAAATTTTTATTAATTTAATATTTGTATAATATTAGTTAAATATTTTATTAGCATAATTGGTAATAAAATATAATTAAATTAAGTAGCATAAACAAGGCCACAATTGCCACCCTGAAAGTATACCATGTTAATTCTTTCCTCGAACAAATGTAGGTCAAAATTATAGTCATATATGCGCCATGTAGGCTTATTAACACCTATTACATTGCCCGTCTCTGGGTCGCAAATTGTTAAACTTTGTGCTAGAGGGTCTGTAGGTGGAATAATTGTAGTAAATTCTAGTTCAATTTGGTTGAAACGTGACATACTAATAGCGCCAGATGGTTGAAGATCAAATGGATTTGTATGTAGGCTAAAATTGTAACAATATAATCCATCAGGTGCGTTACCAGATGTGCGGGTATATTTTTCAATATAATTATAAACACCTGCTGGCTGAATATTTTCTCTATATGAGCCATCCAATAGTAGGCCCATTGCTACTAAAATATTTTTTTCATTTTGAATATTATATTGTCCTGTAATTAGCCAACCAGTTAGCTGACCATTTGGATTTACACCTGGTCCAATATCTACATATTCTATTGTGCCATCAGGTAATACTCTAGTAACTGTGTAAGTGCCAGCAGTAGGAGCAGGAATTAAATCATTTGGTAAGTAATTATATGGCCAATTAGTATAATTAGACCATTCATTACGTAAATTAGCATCACTACGTTGAAAGTAAAATAAGTAACTAGAAACCATACCAACTGAATCTAATTGAACCTTATTTGGTCCTGTTACATTATAAAATATTTTTTCATGAACTTGCTTAATTAAATACTTCTGTTCTTGTAGGGCAAACACACGTTCTTCTTCATTTGATAAAAATGCGTAGGTGCAATTTAAATGAATATCGGCATTCCAAACAGAACGAGTATCTTGATATGAATCAATATCTAAACATACATCAGGTGGTGGCTGAAGAAAGCGATACATTTGCATATAATATAAATTAAAGTTTGGCGCTACATAAGGATAATTGTTAGTATAATCAAAGACATCACGAATCTGAAACCATTGATTAATTGGTTTTAATGTAACAATTATATGTAATTCATTATATTGAAGTGATGTTAGAGGAAATGCCATTTGAGATTTAAGACCAAACCAACAATTAAGAGGAATATATAATGTTCTGCCTCTAATAGATGGTTCAGGACCAGCAGCAGTTTCATTATAATAAGCATTTGGATAAGCATTTACACGACTGCCAGAATTAGCTGGATCATTAAGCTGAGGTGTAGCACCAATCATTCTACTAAATAACTCTTTTTTAGCACCACTAAAATCACGTTGAACAGCAGCTAACAAATAGTCACCAGAAAACTCTTGTAAAGTGTAATTGCCACAAGTAATCTGAATTTTTGAAATAATTTTAGCTCCTAAATTTTCAATCCATTTAAATTCATATGGAACCCATTGGGAAACATAGTTAGTAGCACCTTCTGGAGGTGATTGTGGTGGCAAAATTGGTGACCAAATTGTAGGCAAATTAATCGATAAATAGCAATCCATTAGTAAGTCAGCATAACGCTTTACTTTGAATGTAAATGTTGACTCTTCTGTTAGCCTAATTTCCTTTGAACCTTCATAATCCAAGCGGAATTTTTGAAGCCCAAAGTTTGTATACTGAGCATATGTGCTCTTAAAAAAAGACTTTCGAGGATTACCGTTTAATAGTATATTTGCTTGACCAGCTGAAACAAGGTTCATAATACCTCCTGCCATTGCTATAATTATAATACATAAACATATTATTTTTAATTAGTTATTGAACTTTATTAATTTTATTAATAAAATATAAATTATAAATAAATATAAAATATAAATAAATATATAAGAAAGATGCCAAATATACAAGATACATTTAAGAATATGAATGACCAAACAATAGTAGGAATAATTTTGTTAGTTGTGTTTACTATTATAATTGGTATGGTTTTATATTATATTTATACTGTTAATCTAAAATCTAACAATGCTACATATATGAATAATACATATGGCACAATTGCTGGAAGTATTCATTCAATTAATAAAGTTCAACCATCATTTAAATATACATTAAATGATTATTATATTAAAAGTGCTTATAATTGTTGTAGTGGTGGTTCATATAAAAATGATTATGTTGATTTAGCAGCATTAAAGGCTTGTTTAAAGCAAGGTGTTAGATGTTTAGATTTTGAAATATTCTCAATAAAGGATAAAGCAGTTGTAGCAACTTCAACAACAGATAGTTATTTTGTTAAAGAAACATATAATTCAATTGATTTTAGTGAAATTATGAAAACTTTAATTAGCTACGCTTTTTCATCAAGTGGTAGTCCAAATCCAGGCGACCCATTAATACTTCATTTACGTATTAAAAGTAGTAACCAAAAAATGTATACAGATATGGCAAATATTTTTAAAGGCTATAATCAATACTTACTAGGAGAAGAATATAGTTATGAAAATCATAAACAAAATTTAGGTAATGTTCCATTATTAGATTTATTAGGAAAAATAATAATAGTAGTAGATGGTTCTAACAAGTCTTATTTAGAAAACAAAGAATTTTATGAATATGTAAATATGACAAGTAATTCAGTATTTTGTCGTGCTTTACATTATTATGATATTAAATACACACCTGATGTAAATGAATTAATTAATTTTAATAAACAATTTATGACAATAGGAATGCCAGATAAAGGTGCTGACCCAGAAAATCCAAGTGGTGTTGTAATGCGTGAAACTGGGTGTCAAATGTTAGCTATGCGCTTTCAAACTGTAGATGCTAATTTAGAAGAAATGATACAATTTTTTGATAATGCTGGAACAGCTTTTGTTCTTAAACCAGAAAATTTAAGATATAAACAAGAAACTATACCTGATCCACCAAAACAAGATCCTAATTTATCATATGCTACACGTAATATAGAAAGTGAATATTATAAGTTTGAAATCTAAAAAGTTAAACACCTAAAAATTGAATATCAGATTCTTTACATATACCTTCATCAACTAAAAAAGTTTTAGCTGCTAATTTATGATAACCAGCAAGTTGTAAACTATGTATACCACTGTCTTGACTATTTTTATCTTCAACAATATAGCAATTACAGTTTAATGTTTTTTTAAAATGTTTTATAATTTTAGGTAAATCATATTCTTCAGTAAAACCACTAATAATAGTAACTTTTTTTCCTTTAACAACTCGAGTAGTTATAATATAATTATTAGAACTAAATAATTCGTCTTCCATTATAATTATTTTATATGATAGCATATAAAATAATATTTATATTATTATTTTATATATTTAATATATGAAAGACATTTGTAATGAACAAATGACATTTCAAGAATGTGAATTGGCTATATTAAGAGCGGCAGTTGATAAAGCCGAAGCCATTCAAGGAAGAAATGTTGTTAGATTACCAGAAGTTAAGAAAATAATAAATATTGTTGAAAAGTTTATAAGAAAAAAACAATTAATTTGTTATGGTGGAACCGCAATTAATAATATATTACCAAAAGAAGACCAGTTTTATAACAAAGATATTGAAATTCCTGATTATGACTTTTTTTCACCAAATGCGTTAAATCATGCCAAGGAACTAGCAGATTTATATGTTAAACATGGTTTTATTGAAGTTGAAGCAAAAGCTGGTGTTCATCATGGAACTTATAAAGTTTATGTAAATTTTATGCCTGTTGCTGATATTACATATATGCCTCGTGGTTTATTTTCTGCTTTACGTGCCTCAAGTATTAAAGTAGCAGGTATATTATATGCTCCACCAAATTATTTACGTATGGGTATGTATTTAGAACTATCTAGACCGGCTGGTGAGGTAGATCGTTGGGAAAAAGTATTAAAACGCCTTACATTGCTAAATAAGCATTATCATGTTACATTGTTAGATTGTGAACATTTATCATTTCAACGTCAAATGAAAGATCCGACAAATCAAGACGCAATTTATAAAAATGTAGAAACAACATTAATAGATCAAGGCGCAGTATTTTTTGGTGGCTATGCTTTGTCATTATATTCTCAATATATGCCAAAATATTTAAGAAAAAAGTTACATCATATACCAGATTTTGATGTATTATCAGAAGAACCATTAGAAACCGCACAGATAGTAAAAGAGAGGCTAGAAGATATAAATATATCTAATGTTAAAGTAATAAAACATCCAGGTGTTGGCGAAATAATTTCACCACATTATGAAGTTAAAGTTGGCGAAGATTCAATTGCTTTTATTTATGAACCATTAGCGTGTCATAGTTATAATACAATTAAATATAAATCTAACACATTAAAAATAGCAACAATTGATACAATGTTAAGTTTTTATTTAGCATTTATTTATGCTGATAGACCTTATTATGTTCCAGAAAGAATTGTTTGTATGGCTAAGTTCCTTTTTGATGTTCAACAACGTAATCGTTTAGCACAAAAAGGGTTATTAAAACGATTTAGTTTATCTTGCGTAGGTAAACAACCTACATTAGAAGAAATGCGAAATGAAAAATCGGAAAAATTTAAATTATTAAAAACAGATAAAAATAATCCAGAATATGAAGCATGGTTTTTAAGATATAGACCAGGTGATAAAAAGTTGGCACAAATACAAAGTAGTTCTAGTAGTAGTAAAAAATCAAAAAGTAAATCTAAATCTAAGTCTAGATCTAGATCAAAAAGTTCTACATCTAAAAAGTCAAAAAAAGTTAAAAAAACAAAACAAACTAGAAAACGATAGTTAAACATGTGTATTTAATAATAATCTGTCTAAAAATTTAGTTGGATCATTATTGCTGCTAACATAAATATTAATTAGTTCAGCAGGGCTATAAAAATTGTCTTCAATTTGACTTAAAATATGTTCATCAATTTGACTACCAAACCATTTTTCGTATACTTCTCTAATAATATTATGTGTAACATTTGTCATTTCTAATGTTAAATCAATTCTACCTGGTCTTACTAATGCGGGATCTAATTTATCATAATGATTTGATGTAATAATCATTATTCTTCCAGGTGTTTCACGAATACCATCCCAAAGATTTAAAATATCATCTAATGTTATACTAGATGTTTTAATCAATGAACCTTTTTCACTATCAGATAAATTAGCAGTAACTAATGCTTCAACTAATTTTGTAGCATTGTTAGATTTATCACTTTCATCATCACTTTGATCATCGCTTACAAATTTTTCTTTTTTATGCTTTTTATCTCTATTTAAAACTATATCACCAATACAATCAATATCTTCAAATACAATAATTTTTTTAGAAAAATCAATTGGTGACTTTTCATTATCATCATTATAAATATTTTCAAAAAAACAGTCTTCTAGTTCAGTTTTGGTTTTAATTAATTTAAGAGAAATAACAATAATATGACGCTTTGTATAATTAGCTAATGCTTTAATAAATGATGTTTTACCTGTTCCTGGCTTACCATAAAGACCAATTCCTAAACTATATGGAATACCTTTTTCAAAATACCAATCACGATTATTTAAAAAGAAGTTGATTTTTTGTAAAGAATGTTCTTTTTGTTCAAAAAATAAGTTGTTAAAAGACCTAGAACTTTCAAATTGAGTTTCATTCCAAGATTCATATTCGTAATCTTCATCATTAATTGATTTGGTTAATGTATAAACAAATAATTTGTTTTCACGATGTATTTCAATAGTTTTTAAATAATTTTTAGTTATTTCTTCAACAAAATTTTTAATTTGTGTAATAGATGATGTATTTGAATATAAATATATTTTTATTATTTCAACTTTACTTTTGGGTGCTTTTGATTCATTTGAATCAGTATTATCTTCAAAAAAATTGTTAGTATAAGCATAAATACCTAGTTCTTTATCTAACAAAAATCTAGTTTGTTGATTTACTATATAAATTGGTTCATTTTTATGACCTCTAAGTGGTGTAAAATTATATTCACGAATTTTATAAATTTCTTTGTTTACTTCACTGCGTTTAATTATTAAATCCCATAATGCTTTAAATCTATTACTAAATGTTGGTATTACTGAAAATATTGTATCATATGTATTAGTTATAACAGTTATTTTGCCTTCATATTCAACTGTGTTAGTTTTATAAAACCAATTTTTAATATGCTCTGCTGAAAAAAAGGATAATATATCTGAATAAATTATTTTATCAAATTGCTTTGATAGAAATCCAATAAATGATATTAAAATAGTAATAACCATAGTATCAATTATTAAATTCCCTGTTTTAAAATAATTAATAAATTGGTATTGAATATTATTGGTGAATATATCGTTCATTAGCATTTTTTATAATGTATTAAATTTTGTTTTAATACATTATATTAATAAGTAGTCTTTATGTTAGTTTAATAAATATTAAAATGTTTGTTATTTATTAAACTCTAGAATAATCATCTTCATAACGAATAATATCATCTTCACCTAAATAATCACCTATTTGTATTTCAATAATTTCTAAATTAGTATTTGAATTATTAATTAATCTATGTTTTTCAGTAACATCAATAAAAACTTGTTTACCATATTCTAAAGGTATAAATTTATCTCCTATTTGAGCTTCACCACTTCCAAATACACAAAACCAATATTCTTTTCTATGGTTATGTGATTGTAAAGAAAGACGTTTGTTAGGTAAAACAGTAATTTTTTTTACTTTATATTTAGAAAAATCTGTTCCAGATAAAACATCAAAAAATCCCCATGGTCGTTCCATTATTTATAAATTATAAATTTATAAATAAATTAAATATTAAACTATTTAAAACTTACTAAATTGTTTCATAGATTTTGTTAGTAAATAGTATAAGAGACCAAATAATATACTTGTTAGAAAGTAACCATTTAAATTATAATTTCCATCTTTATTACACATAAAAGAAAAATATTTAAACATTGTTTGTTTAAAAATTGGTAATTGAAAAATAAAATACAAAATACCTAACAAAAGTGGTGTTTGTATTTCATCATATAATGTATCTAATGAATTTTCTAATCCAGCTTTTTTATTGTAACTATCCATAATAATTTGATTTGTTTCACTATCATTAATGTAATCTACATTTGGATTAGGTGGTATGTAATTAGGTGTAATATTAGGGTCATTCACTAGACCATCTGTACTTTGTGGAATATCTCTACTTGGTAACATAGTGCCACCAGTTAGTGCTACTTTTTGAAGCCCATTAACTAACAAATTAATTGTATTTTGGTCTAATTCTATATTTCCTTGTCCTACAGGTGGTTGTTGTGTTTGTGTTTCAGTGATATTTAACGCTACATTACCACCTACACTACCGCCACCAGTAGGATCAGTTGGCAAATCCATAATACTTGTTGTTCCAGTTCCTTCCATTAAAATTACTAAATATTGTTTACATTTAATAATTTACGCAAAATCTATTATTTTTTTATTTTTATCACAATTTACAGGATTTTTGTTGAATTTATAGCATTTTTTATCAAAGCGATATGTTTGGTCTTCAATTTCTTGAATGGGTGCTGCGTGTCGAATTAAACAATCATTTCCTTTACATGCTTGTCTAAATAATGTTGCTAATCCTAAACCTAATAGTATCGACATAATTATTTTACCAGTTTCATTTTTAAAAAACTTTTCAAGGTGCATTTATAATAATATTATTTCTATTATATAATAATATTATTAATACTTACAATAATATAAATATTTGTTAGTTTTGAACTGGAACAGTTTTGATTGAGAGTGGATTAAATGGACAATCTACTTCAATTGGCTTAAATTCAAAACATTGTTCTGCCTTATCTTTATATTGATATTTATCTGTATTACTAGGTGTAGGATATATTAACACTTCTTTACCTTCAGTTCCAACTACATATACAAAAAATATTCCAATAGCAAAACTAATTAAAAAAATAGGAATTGAAATATAGTGTGTTATCATTATTAAAAATTTGTTAGTTAAATATAGATAATATTATATTATTTTACTAAATATTTATTAGCTTACGCATTTCTTCTGTTCTTTGTGGTTCTTCTAGGTCTAAAATACGCATTTGTTCATCAAAATTTAACATATTATATGCGTCATTTAAAGCTTGGTCGGAAAATAAGTTTTCTCCGCCCAAAGGAGGTGAAACTGGAACAACTGGACTACTATTTACTACAATAGGCGGACTTTCTTCCTCTTCTAAAATAAATGTAGGCTTAGCTAAAGGTTTAGCTGTTGCTTTTGCTTCAATACCTACTGTTGCTTTTGCTTCGACTCCTGCTGTCGCTTTTGCTTCGACTAAAGGACTTTCTATTACAATTGGTGGACTATCTTCCTCTAAATTAATAGTAGCGCGTTTGGTTACATTTTGTTTTATAGGCACTGCTGTTGCTTTAATTGTTTTTCTTTTTGATTTTGATTTTTCTACAACACCTACAACAAAATTAGTAATTACTTCTTCGGGTTTTTTATATGCGCTTTGGTTTATTTCTTGTTGTTCTATTGTGTTTCTTCGTTGAATTAAATATGATATATTATCATGAACTTCAACCATATTAATTTGATATTTAAAGTCCATAATTTTATTATTTAATGGTATCATTTCATCAATATACATACTAACAACATTATCAACAATTTCTTGTGAACCTGTTTCCATATATTCTTTAATCATTGCTTTAATTTGTTCTACATTAGCGCCATAT